ATCAGCTTGCGCGTTGTTCGTCAGTACGACATCAACAACGACCGTATGCCTTGCCGTATTGACGTTCTGTATGGCTTCAGCACAATCCGTCCACAAATGGCCTGCCGCATGTGGGGCTAAATTGATTGGGGGTTTCGGCCCCTGTCTTCGTAACTCTTTTTAAGGAAAATTATCATGGCATTACCTAATTCTGGCGGTGGATACCAAGTCGGTGACGGCAACCTAAACGAAATCGACTTGTATACAACAGCGGCTCAACAGACCGCAACCGCAACTGCAACCCTGACCGCTGCACAAATTACGGGCAACTTGTTGGTGGGTAACCCCTCCACAACCGCTGCTACGTACACTTTGCCAACGGCAACCGCAATTGATGCGGTCATAACTAACGCAAAAATTGGCAGCACGTTCAATTTGACTGTTATTAACCTTGGCACTTCCACCGGCCTCATCACGATGGCTGTTGGAACTGGCATTACTGCTGTTGGCAACTTGGTTGTTGCTATTACTGGCAGTGCGGCAGGTGTTGGTGGCGCAGCGCAGTTCATGTTCCGCAAAACAGGCGACGCTGCATACACTTTGTATCGTATTGCTTAAACCTAAATAGGGGCTTCGGCCCCTATTTTTAAAGGAAAAAATCATGCCAAATACAAAAGCTGTAGGCGTTGCGTTTGAAGACGCACAACTTGACGGCGCAATCATGGGCAAAACTGGTGGAACTGCGGGCTTCTACGGAACCACGCCAATTACACAAGCTGCGGCCATCACTGCTGTCTCCAACACTGCTACGGGAACTGAGTTGGCAACTGCCATCAATGCTCTTCGTACTGCGTTGAAAAACATCGGCATCACTGCCTAAACCAAACGGGGGCCTAAACAGCCCCCTCTTAAATTATGGCTGTTATTTACATGTCTCATGAAGTTCACGGTGCCAAGGTTGCTACTATGGAACTTGAAGCCGTAGAAGATGAAAAAAATGGCTGGGTGCGATATACTTTAGACACGCCTGTTGAGGCGGCTCCACTGGAAGTCAAACGTCGTCGTAGCCGATCACCAGAGGTGGTCGAACAAGGAGCATAAACATGGCCATCTATACCGCTGGCGATCAAATCAATAGAGCATTGCGATTGCTTGGCGTGTTAGCTGAAGGTGAGACAACTTCTGCGTCCGTGTCTCAAGATTCGCTGATGGCGTTGAATCAAATGATTGATTCATGGAACACCGAGCGTTTGGCTGTTTTTAGCACCCAAGATCAGACGTTTACTTGGCCTGCGGGTCAAATTACGCGCACTCTTGGCCCGTCAGGTAATTTTGTAGGTAACCGGCCAATATTGCTGGATGACGCCACCTACTACCGCGATGCGGGCACCAATGTGTCTTACGGCATCAAATTTATCAATCAACAGCAATACGACGGTATTGCTGTGAAAACTGTTACATCAACGTACCCGCAGGTCATTTTTGTCAACATGACCTACCCTGACGTTACGATGACCGTTTACCCGCAACCTACACGGGACTTGGAATGGCACTTTATTTCGGTTGAGGAATTGAGTCAGCCTGCCACTTTGGTGACTAACATCCTGTTTCCACCAGGCTATTTGCGGGCGTTTGTCTACAACTTGGCAATGGAAATTGCACCTGAATTTGGCGTTGAGCCAAGCCCACAAGTGCAACGAATTGCAATGACGTCCAAGCGCAATCTCAAGCGCATCAACAATCCTGACGACATCATGTCTATGCCTTACGCCATTGTGTCCTCACGTCAGCGGTTCAACATTTTTGCTGGTAATTACTGATGCAAACGCCGATTCTTGGTGCAAGCTATGTTGCTCGCAGCATCAATGCTGCCAACAATCGCATGGTCAACCTGTACCCCGAAGCCACGCCAGACAACGGTCAGACGGCGGCTTTTCTAACGCGCTGCCCTGGGTTGGATTTTTTGCAAACAATCGGCACCGGCCCGATCAGAGCGCTTTGGGCACATCAGACCAACGGGTCTGATTTTTATGTGGTGTCAGGTTTGGAAGTCTATAAAGTTACGGGCATGACCGCCGTGCCTACTTTGCTTGGCACCGTGACCGGCACTGGCCCCGTGTCCATTGCCGACAATGGCACCCAGATATTCTTTGCTTGCAATCCTGACAGCTATATCTACAACGAAGTCACCAACGTGTTTGCCCAGATTACTGACCCAGATTTCCCTGGCGCGGTGACTGTAGGCTACCTAGACGGCTATTTTGTGTTCAATGAGCCAGACAGCCAAAAGGTGTGGGTGACCTCGCTGTTGGACGGCCTGTCGGTCGATCCGTTGGATTTTGCTAGCTCTGAAGGCTCGCCCGACGGTTTGGTGGCGCTCATCGTAGACCACCGTGAAGCCTGGTTGTTTGGTACCGATTCTGTTGAAGTTTGGTACGACGCTGGCTTGGCTGACTTCCCGCTGACCCGCATTCAAGGCGCGTTCAACGAAATTGGTTGCGTGGCTGCGTTCTCTGTGGCCAAGCTCGACAACGGCCTGTTTTGGCTGGGCACCGATGCCCGTGGCCAAGGCATCGTCTACAGGGCCAATGGCTACACCGGCCAACGGGTGTCCACCCATGCCATTGAGTACGCAATTGCTCAGTACAGCGACATTTCAGACGCGGTGGCCTACACCTACCAACAAGAAGGCCATGCTTTCTATGTGCTGACGTTCCCTACAGGCAACGCCACATGGGTGTTTGACGTGGCTACCCAAGCATGGCACGAACGTGCTGGCTGGGACAACGGAGAATTTACCCGTCACCGATCCAATTGTCAGTGCAACTTTGGTGGCAACACTATTGTGGGCGACTTTGAGAATGGCAACATTTACCAGATGACGTTGGATGTCTACGATGATTATGACGAACCTCAAAAATGGCTGCGCTCATGGCGGGCGCTGCCTAGCGGCCAAAACAACCTCAAGCGCACAGCCCACCACAGTTTGCAATTAAATTGCGAATCAGGTACTGGGTTGGCTACTGGCCAAGGCGACGATCCCCAAGTCATGCTGCGCTGGTCTGATGATGGCGGCCATACTTGGAGCAATGAGCATTGGTCACCGATGGGCAAGATCGGGGCGTACTATCAGCGCGTCTTCTGGCGTCGGCTTGGCATGACGCTTAAGCTGCGGGACAGGGTTTATGAAGTGTCTGGCACCGATCCTGTAAAGGTCGCCATTATGGGCGCTGAATTGATTCTGAGCCCAACCAATGCCTGAACAACTTAATATAACGAACCTACCTTCGTCGCGGGTTGAGTTTATCGACCCCCGCACGGGGTTGATGTCGCGTGAGTGGTATCGGTTCTTTCTGAACATATTCACTTTGGTTGGCGGCGGCAACAACCAGACATCTTTGGATGACTTGCAACTTACGCCGCCATTCGTACCTGCAACGGCAGGTGGCGGCTCAGGCACGGTCACATCGGTCGATGTATCTGGCGGCACCACAGGCTTAACCACTTCTGGTGGCCCAATCACCACCAGCGGCACAATCACGCTTGCCGGTATTTTAAATATCGCCAATGGTGGCACAGGGTCTGCAACCGCAGCAGGCGCTCCCTTTGCGCTCAAAGGTGCCAACGCCGACATCACCAGTTTGTCTGGCCTTACTGGGGCCATTAGTAGCCCGACATACGTGCAGTTTGGCAGTGGGTCAGGCACTACATTGACCGCTGGCCGCATGTGGTATGACCAAACCACGGGCTCGCTTAATTTTGGCATGGGCGGCGGCAATATCACCCAGCAAGTTGGTGAAGAAACATTTATGTACGGCAAAGCCTCTGCCGCGATTACAGATTCCCCGCTTCAAATTGTTTACCATACCGGCACAGTAGGGGCCAGCGGAGTTATTACCTTTGCGCCTACGATTGCAGGAATTACAAACGTAAACGACATTATTGGCGTAGCTACTGAAAGTTTGGCGCTCAATGATTTTGGACGAATTACGGCGTTTGGTGTAGTGCGTGGCATTACAACCAATGGCACTGCCTTTGGACAAACTTGGGCTGACGATGATGTGATCTGGTACGACCCAGTGACCGGCAACCCTAGCAACGTTGAACCAGTTGCGCCTAACATTAAAGTGCAAATTGGCACTGTAATTAACGCGGGTTCGGGCGGTTCGGGGTCTTTTCAAGTTCTTTTACGACCAGGCTCCGTGCTTGGCGGCACTGACTCCAACGTGCAGTTTGGCACCTTGGCCAACAACAACCTGATCGCCTACGACAGCACATTGGGCTATTGGAAGAACGTCACGGCGTCATCTATTGGCTTAGGCACGGTCACTTCGGTGGCCGCAACCGTACCGTCGTTTTTATCAGTTACCGGCTCGCCAATCACAACGTCAGGTACTTTGGCTATCTCCTATTCAGGTACGCCTTTGCCAATTGCTAACGGCGGGACGGCCACAGCCACGCCTGCCTTGGTGGCAGGCACTAACGTAACTATCACAGGTACTTGGCCAAACCAGACAATTAACTCAAGCAACCCTGGCGGCACGGTTACTTCGGTGGCCGCCACAGTGCCGTCATTCTTGTCTATCAGCGGGTCGCCGATTACTTCGTCTGGCACCTTGGCTATCGCCTATTCAGGCACGGCACTACCTATTCTGAACGGTGGCACAGGTCAAACCACAGCAGCAGCCGCGTTCAACGCCTTGTCGCCTATTACTACCACGGGCGACCTGATCATTGGAAACGGTGCCAACAGCGCCACAAGGCTGGCCATTGGCTCAAATAATTTTGTTTTAACCTCCAACGGCACTACAGCAACATGGGCAGCGGCCAGCGGCAGCGGAGCAACAATCAGCAATGACACGACCACGGCCACTAACATTTACCCTTTGCTTGCAAATGCCACTTCTGGCTCGGTAGCGACAATTTACACCAGCGATGCCAAGTTGCTGTACAAGCCTTCTACGGGCGAATTTACCTCGTCCATACATATTTCCAGTAATGGTATTCAGGTCAACAGCAAAACCGTTTCAACAAGTTACACTATAGCCACTGGAAATTCAGGCATGTCGGCTGGGCCGATCACCATTGCTAGCGGTCAGACAGTGACGGTTTCGTCCGGCTCCCGCTGGGTTGTTTTGTAAAAGGTGCTTCAATGACTGTAACTGCCAAAAATCTAGTGCCAGCCAAAACCGTTGAGGCGACTCAGACAACGCAATACACGGCCAATGGCGTGACCACAATCATTGACAAATTCACCGCCACCAACTACAGCGCCTCGGCGGCCACCATCAGCGTCAACTTGATCACCGCCACGGGCACCGCCAGCAACGACAACTTGATCGTCAAGGCCAAATCCTTGGCCGCGTCTGAGACTTACATCTTTCCTGAACTTGTTGGCCAGATATTGCCTTCTGGGGGTTTTATCTCCACAATCGCAGGTACAGCCAGCGCCATCAACATGCGCGTCAGCGGAAGGGAAGTCTCGTGAACGATTTGGTGGAACAACATGCAGAACTTGCATTGCGGCATTTAGGCGCATTGGAAAAGCCTGAGCAAACGCTTTTGCAAATGCCTCAAGCCGAATGTTCTGTTGTCCATCATTTTGGCCCTGGTGTGTGCATTCGCGAAGTTTTCATGCCTGCGGGCACTTTGGCCATCGGCCACAAACAAAAATTTGACCACCTAAACATCATGTTGCGTGGCAAAGTAATGATTGTCAAAGACGATGGCAACACTCAAGTGCTGACTGCACCCATGATCTTTACTGGCAAAGCTGGCCGCAAGATTGGGTACGTTTTAGAAGATATGGTGTGGCAAAACATCTACGCTACTGAGTTAACTGACCCAGACGCTGTGGAAGCATGTTTTGTTGAAAAGAGCGAAGATTGGCTGCAAGACCAACAATCTAAACTGGCGGTTGAAAAGCTAACCCGTGTAGACGACCGTAAAGATTACTTTAACTTGCTTGACGAGTGCGGTATACCTCATGAGTTGGCTAGACAGCAGTCTGAAAACGAATACGATCAAAGATGGGTGGATAGCGAAATTACTCGCGTAGCTGAATCGCCAATTGAAGGTAAAGGTCTATTTTTGACTTCACCAGTAAAATCAGGCGACATTATTTGCGCGGCCAGAATAGACGGGTACCGAACACAAGGTGGTCGATTTACCAACCATTCAAAAACACCAAACGCAAAAATGGTTATGCTGCCTAACGGCAACATCGATCTTGTTGCGCTAGTTGACATTGAAGGATGTAAAGGCGGCGCTATGGGTACTGAAATAACAATTGACTACCGGCAAGCCTTGGCGCTGTCAGGTATTGAATTTAAGGAGTCAGCATGTCAGCAATAGCAACAGCAATTGTCGCCACGTCCTACATGGGTTCAAGGGCGGCAGAAAGAGGCGCAGGCGTACAAGCTGACGCAATGAATCGCTCATCTGATTTGCAATATAAACAATACAAAGAAGACGTTGCACGGCAAAAACCTTTCTACGACGTTGGCGTCAATGCATTACCTGAGCTAGTAGCTGCATCAAAATACACGCCATTTGGCATGGATCAATTTCAAGCCGACCCAGGATACGCATTTCGATTGAGCGAAGGCACAAAAGCCTTGGAACGGTCTGCTGCCGCCCGTGGTGGTTTGCTGTCTGGCGGCACTGGCAAGGCGCTTACGCGATTTGGCCAAGAAATGGGCTCGCAAGAGTACACCAACGCATTCAACCGCTATCAGGCCGAACGCACCGCTCGTTTGCAACCTTTGCAAGCTATGACAGGTATGGGCCAATCCACTGCCCAACAAATAGGTCAGCAAGGTCAGCAGATGGCTTCAAATGTTGGCGACGCTATGGGCAGCGCGGCTGCGGCGCGGGCGTCTGGCTATGTCGGCAGCGCAAACGCTTTGACCGGCGGTTTGAATACGTATTTAAACTACACAAACAGTCAAAACATAGCAAATCAATTAGCAATGCGAAACTTATCTTCACCTACTGGGTACGGTAAGCCAGTGCCGGGTGACTATTCTTCTATGACAGGATAAATCATGGCTATTGATCCTAGAATTTCCCTTGGTGTTCAACAACTTCAGTTGAACGACCCACTGACGCAGTATGGCCAAGTTCAGAATATCTTGGCCGCGCAATCTCAAAGACAAGCCGCCGGTACGCAAAACGAGTTAGCAAATGTACAGCTAGGCCAAGCTCGGATGACAATGCGGCAAGCGCAAGAAGCGCAAGATTTTATAACTAAAACTATGGAGGCCGCCGCGCAAAATAACGCGCCGACTAAAGACCCTATGGACGCCGCCATGCAAATGTTGCGGAGCCCAAATCCGCAAGTTCAAGCCGCCGGTGCGCAATTGATGGAAGCAAATCAAAAAGTTTTGGCGTATCAGCAACAAGCTCAGTTTATGCAAGACCAATCGCCTGAAGCTGCGGCGGGGCCTACAACTACATCTCTTCCATCAATAACACCTGAAACCGCGTTTACCAAGCCGGTAAGCCGAGGAACGCAAACCAACGCCCTTGCTTCTACCGCATCGCCAGCGCAGCAGGTCAATGCTATGGCCGCGCCGCAGGGTAAGACTGCGGACAGTATCAAAGCCGAAATACAAAGCGGGGACAGACGTTACGGCACAGCGCCAGGTTGGGCAAAACAGCGCGAACTGTTGGTTGAACAATACAAACAAATGCTCAAGCCTGAAGTCATGCACGTTGTTGATGGCAATCTTGTCTCGCCGTCAGGAAAAGTTATGTTTCAAGGTGCAGGGAAACTTGAGCGTATGGAAGTGCCGCAAGCAGACGGCACCATTAAATATTACACGTTTGACCCGCGCACAGGTAAGACTTCGGAAGTTAACGCGCCAGGCGTTGCCACTGGTATGTCTTCGCCTAACATTAGAGCGCAAGAACTTAAACTTCAGCAAGACAAGTTTGACTACGAAAAAGCAAACCCTGGATCAACAGTTCATACTGTGGTTGCGGACGATGGCACAACTAGCTTGCTTGCGGTAAGTAAAGACGGCAAAGCAACAAAAGTAACTTTAAACGGTGAAGAAGTCAAAGGTGTAGACACTACTGCAAAACGACTGAAATGGGAACAGGACAACCCAACTTTAGAAATTAAAGAAGTTACTGACGTTAGCGGCAATACAAAATTTGTAGCTATTAATAAACAAGCCGGTACAGCAACGCAAGTCACAATGGGCGGCGCAGATTTATCTGGGGTTAACACTCCGGCACAACGACTTGCATGGGAAAAAGCCAATCCAGGTAAAGAAATTAAAGAAGTTAACCAAGCTGACGGCACTACAAAACTTATGGCTGTTGATAAACAAACTGGCGTAGCAACGGAGGTCACAAGTGGAGGTCAACCTTTGGTGGGCGCAAAATTATATACACCTCCAAGTATGGTGGCTGAGTACACTTTTGCCAAAACAGCCGATGGTGGTAACTTCAAAGGTTCTTATCAAGATTTTGTCACTGCGCGCGCAAAGGCTGGCCGCGCTCCTGCACAACCCGTGCAACCTTCAGCGCCGGTTGCAGTTGTCGGCGATGACGGAAAAATTAAGTTCGTCAGCCGCGAAGAAGCCATATCTAAAGGTATGACGCCTGCAGCTGCGCTAGAAGGTTTGTCACCCAAAGAAATTCAAAAGCGGGAGGCTAGCTACCCGCAAGCAACTACATCAGTTAAGGCTATCGAAAAAAATACCGACAACCTTATTAAAGATTTGAAGACTTTGCGGGATCACCCTGGTTTAAATTCAATTACCGGCATTGCAGCAGGGCGCTTGCCTGGACTTACGTCAGATGGACGCGCAGCTCAAGCCTTATACGACAAAATTATTGCTAAAGGTGGTTTTCAAGTGTTGCAAGACATGCGCGAAGCATCTAAGACTGGTGGCGCGTTGGGTAACGTATCAGACAAAGAAGGCGCGCAACTTAAAAGCGCGTTTGAAGCAATTGACCGTAAGCAAGATGCTGCTGATGTTCGCAAAGCACTTGATGCAGCCATTTCAACTGCAGAAGGAAGTAAAGTTCGTGTACGTGAATCTTATGATATGACCTATGATTACAAGAATCAAGGTAAAGCACCCACAGGCGCTGTTGACGCCAACAACCCCTTGTTGAAGGGAAAATAAATGGCCGATTTAGCCAC